AAGAAGAAAGCTAAAAAAGCTATGGGTGGTTCTGCAATGCCAAGACAAATGTATTCCTCAGGCGGTAATGTTAGAAAAATTGCTAAAGCTTGTGGAGCAGTAATGAACGATAGAAGAAAGAAAACTCTATACACATAATGGCTAAAAAAGGATTAAGATCATGGGTAAAGGAAAATTGGGTCGATATTGCAAACAAAAAATCGGATGGCTCATACCCGAAGTGTGGTCGAAGTGGTGGCGAAAAAAGAAAAAATTATCCAAAATGCGTGCCTATTGCGAAAGCAAGAGCGATGTCCAAAGGGCAACGTGCGGGTGCCGTAAGAAGAAAGCAAGCTAAAGCAAACGTAGGACCAAAACCAGACAGAGCAGCAACTTTTGCAAAAAGAAAAAATGCTGCCATGGGTGGGTACATGGGTCCAAATATTTCTGGCAAATATGATGGAGTAGAATTATCTAATCCAAGTCTTGTTAAATATTACGGAAAGAAGATAATGCCATGAGAACAGATTTTCAAACAAGAGCAGAATTTTCAAAAGGCACTATGCCAGCAAGAAACAAAAAGAACTTCAGGCCTACAAAGGCTGGAGCGGGTATGACAAGAGCAGGTGTCAAAGCCTATAGAAGATTAAATCCTGGCTCAAAACTAAAAACAGCCGTGACTGGAAAAGTGAAGAAAGGGTCAAAAGCTGCTAAACGCAGAAAATCATACTGCGCAAGATCACTAGGGCAACTAAAAAGAGCATCAGCAAAGACTCGTAACGATCCAAATTCTCGTATCCGTCAGGCACGAAGAAGATGGAAATGTTAAATGGACCCAAAAAAAGGAACTGGTAAAAAACCAAAAGGATCTGGTAGAAGACTTTACACAGACGAAAATCCAAGAGATACAGTAAAAATAAAGTTTGCAACACCTGCAGATGCAAGAGCTACTGTTGCAAAAGTAAAAAAAGTAAACAAACCATTTGCACGAAAGATACAAATACTTACAGTTATGGAGCAAAGAGCCAAAGTTATGGGTAAAAATCAAGTTGTGCAGATAGCAAAGAAAGGTAAAGATGCAATTAGAAACCGTCATAAATCGTCTACTTAAATATCTAAATACAAAAGCAGAACAATTATCCATAGCC